TTGAGACATTAAAAAAAGACTATTACAAACCAAATGAAGAAGGTACTGGTCATTTCAACACTGCGATTAGTGTCTTAGAACAACGTATCAAAGATGTAAATGCAACAAAAAATGTAACACTTTAAGTAGTAAAACATAGCGGCGTCTAAGGACTCCATTTTAATTTATTTTTCCCAAGGGATAAAAAATGTTAGTAAAAAATCTTACGCAAAATGTTACTTGTACCGCAAAACTAATTACACCTGCTGATCTTTATCAGTTGCATGTAAACAATAAGTTGTTTTATGATCGTGAAAGACTTCAACGATTATTGAAAATTTGGCACGATTCAAAAATTAATTCATATCTGTCTACAGCATTTAATGGTGCTTCATTGAAAGACTGTTTTCAATTGGCTGAAATTAAGCCAATCGTTGAGTATCTTAAAACAAAACTTGTTCCTAATGAACCAAATTATTCTTTCGTTGAGGATAATTTAAAGTACTTTACCGGAATCTTAGAAAAAGGATTTGAGTATCTTGTTCTAGATGGACAGCATAGAATTGATACATTGGTTCGTTATTTCAATAATGAATTTTACTTTACTCCAGAAAATTTAATCCGATTACAAGTAAATGGTGAGAAGGGTACTGTTGATGTTAAAGGAAAATTTGATAAGTTACCAGAAGAAATTCAAAATCATTTGATGTATGATATCCCATTAATCGTTGTAGTCTATCAAACTGGTGATCTACGTGAACTTGCTCGTATCTTTATCACTTCTAATAGTATGATGGCGATGACCAAACATGAAAAGCGAATTTTGAATTACAATCCTCTAAATCGTTGGTTAAATTCTGTTTGTCTGAATGATATAAACCTTCGTGATATGTTTGAGAATATTGGAAAAGGAATGTCATCCGAATATGCACTTGAAAACAAAGGTGATACACTATTTCTTGCAGAAATGTTATTGTATATCAATAATAACACATATGAAGGCACTACTTCAAATTCATACGATACTGATGTTTTAGATGATGTTTTTGGAACATATCCAAAAAAGAAAATCGTCATCACTGAATCCGAAAAAGAACTAACTAAATCTATCATGCGTATTATGTCCGATGGGTGTGTAAAGTATGATAAGAAAAAAATGAAGAAATTTACCAAATCAAGTTTCTATAATTTATTTTATACCATTTCTTTTCTCTTACAAAAGGGAAATTTCTTCAGTAAAAAATATGATATTGATGGTAAGTACAAAATAATTAATCCAGAGTTGTTTATTTTATGGTTTTTCAATATGGAGTTTGCTAGACTAAATGCACCAGGTTCTAACATTACATTTAAATCACCAACAGGTCAAACGAAGAATCAGAAACATAATTGGTCATATGTAAAGCATAATGAAGATCAAAAACACTCTCGTAAAGAAAGTGTTGCCAATCAAGGCGGTTCTAAATATACATTTACTAGTTGGGCTAGAGTTTATTATTTGCTTGAAGATTTATATGCTTCATTGACACAACTTGAAAAAAGTAATATAATCTCAAAAATTGGTAGTAGAACTACAACAAATAGAGATGAAATGCTTGTAGCACATAATATTCCTCTATCAGAGTCGGATAAATTTCATATCAATGAAATTATTCCTGTATCAAAAGGTGGCAATCGTGTGCTTGGTAATACAGAGGCATTACCCGTAAAACAAAACTTGGTGATTTCTAATCGACCTCGTCGCACTACTTGATTGTTTTTTTTGAATTATTAAATTATGAATAAGGTGAGTTATGGAACATTTGTTATGGACAGAGAAGTATCGCCCTCAGTCGGTAGGAGATTGCATTCTACCTGAGCGGTTAAAGAAACCGTTTCAAGAATATGTAAATCAGAAACAAATCCCTAATCTCTTGCTCAGTGGTGGTGCAGGTGTAGGTAAAACTACAGTTGCAAAAGCCATGTGCAATGAGATTGGTTGCGATTTTATGGTCATCAATGGTTCTGATGAATCTGGTATTGATACGTTTCGTACTAAGATTAAAAACTATGCATCATCTATGTCGCTATCTGGTGGTCGTAAGGTCATCATCATAGATGAAGCAGATTATCTGAATCCAAATTCAACACAACCCGCTTTGCGTAATGCAATTGAAGAGTTTGCAAGTAATTGTTCATTCATCTTTACTTGTAACTATAAGACTCGCATCATTGAACCACTTCATTCTCGGTGTGCAGTCATTGACTTTGCACTGAAGAATGGTGAAAAAGCAAAGATGGCATCTGCATTTTTCAAGCGTGTTCAATCAATTCTGCAAAGTGAAAAAGTTGAGTATGAAGATTCTGTTATTGCAGAACTAATCAAGAAACACTTTCCCGATAATCGTCGTATTCTAAATGAATTGCAGCGTTATTCACAATTTGGAAAGATTGATACAGGTATTCTTTCACAGATTGGTAATGTACAGATTGCAGAGATTGTAAAGTATATTGCTGCAAAAGACTTTGGTGCAATTCGTAAATGGGTTGCAACAAGTGGCGTTGATGCAAATACATTGTTTCGTCAATTATATGATGCACTATATGATGTGATGAAACCGCAATCTATTCCTCAAGCGGTCTTGATTATTGCTGACTATCAATATAAGAATGCATTTGTTGCAGATACAGAAATCAATCTTGTTGCTTGTCTAACTGAACTGATGGTCAACTGTGAGTTTGTATGAATCCATTTGATTACGCAAATGCAATTCTTCAGAACAAGAAGCAATTGATTATAGATGATATAACAGAGAAAGCATATACACCTTTCTTAGTTAATCGTTCACTATCTTATCATAAAGATTGTGTCATGTATGCCAACGAAATGAACAGGTGTCATTTTATTGACAGGAAGATGCAAAATGATTTTTTGCTAAATACCGTCAGGTCTCAAAAAAGACCGTTTGCGAAGTGGATTAAGTCTGAGAAAAGTGACGATATAGAATGTATTAAGGCCGTCTATGGTTTCTCTGATATCAAAGCCCGTCAGGCTTTGCTTCTTCTAAGCAAAGAACAAATCCAACAATTAAAAGAACAAACCGATACCGGTGGATTAAGGAAATAAAATGGTTGACCTGACAAAATTTGTTGAAATTAAACTTGTTGAGCAGGATGATTTTCTAAAGGTAAAAGAGACCCTTACCCGCATTGGCGTGTCTTCCCGTAAAGAGAAAGTGCTTTACCAGTCATGTCATATTCTGCATAAACAAGGACATTATTACATTGTGCATTTTAAAGAATTGTTTGCGCTTGACGGTAAGCCATCAAACATTTCAGAGAACGACATCCAAAGACGTAATGCTATTGCCAAATTACTAGAGGAATGGGGTTTGGTAACGATTGTTAACCCAAGTATTATTGGTGAAGATGTTGCACCACTATATCAGATAAAAATAATTTCTTTTAAAGAGAAAGATGACTGGCAGTTAATTGCTAAGTATAACATTGGTAAGAAATAATATTATGGTGCATAATGAAAACAGAAAACAAGCCAACGAAATTAAAGAACAGGTATACTGGTGAAGTTGTATACTGTTCAAATATTGAAGAGGTAATTCAACAAGACCCTTATAAATTTATCAGAGTCTTTAAAGAAGAATTACCTGGAAGAACTTATTTGGTTAATAAGGATGCATTTGAATTAGCTAAATAAAGTAGTGATGCCTTCGGGGTCACATTTTTTAACTCGCTTAATTTAAGGAGACTATTATGGTAAGTCGTATTTCTTTAACACCTTTAGGTTTTCGCACCGTAGGTTTTGACAATCTACTTCGTGAGGTTGAATATATGCTTAATGATGATGCAAAACCATCAACTTTTCCTCCACACAATATTATCAGGGATGACAATCGCTATATCGTTGAACTAGCAATCGCTGGCTTCAAACGTGAAGAACTTGATATTACTGTTGAAGATGGATCTTTGATTATCAAAGGTGAGCAAAAAGAAACCCAAACGAATGGTGAATATTTGCATCGTGGTATCGGCACACGTTCATTTACCAAGACAATTAAATTGTCTGATACGGTAGTTGTTCGTGGAGCAGAACTTGTTGACGGTATTCTTCGCGTAGGATTGGAGAATGTTATACCTGAGCATAAGAAGCCACGCAAGGTAGAGATCGGTGTAATGCCAATCTTTACTCAACCCG